CGATAGTTTGCCAGAATCAGAATACGAGCGATTTGTGAAAGGTAACTGGGATTACTCTGACGATCCTAGCCAGCTAATATCTTATCAGTGGTATAAGAATTGTATGGTACTGCCCGAAGTAATGGATGAACGGATAGAAGAAGGTGAGTTCACAGGCCGTATAATTATGGGTAATGATGTTAAAGATGTCGGTAAAGATAAATCGGTATCTGCTTATATGTGCGATAAGACAATGTTTAGACTAGAAGAAAAGCAGGTCGAAGATGAAATTATGGCTGCACATAGAATTGAAATGAGAATCAAAGAGCTTAACATAGACCCCAGAGACGTTGCTATTGATACTGTAGGTGTTGGAGCTGGTACAGGTAATACTCTTAAACACAAAGGATATAATATCACTCCTTTTATAGCTGGTGCCAAGCCAGAAACAGAGAATGATTTTTATACCTATAATAATAAAAGAACGGAAGCAGGATGGTTATTACGATTAGCTATGCAGAATCAGGAAATAGAGATATTACATAGCATTCAGACTCAAAAAGAGATATTAGCACAGCGATATAAAACAGATGATAAAGTGATTAGTCTTATCGCTAAATCAGAGATCAAAAAAACTCTTGGTCATAGCCCTGATAGATATGATGCTATTGTGATGGCTAATTATGTTAGGGTTATTGGTGCAGAGTGGATTAAGGGTAATGTTGATGATTATTTTATTACAGGTGAAGATATTGGTGCCAAGTATGATACGATGTAATTACATTCGAGTTTTATATCTATCTATCATTTACCTATAATTAAATCAAAAGATGAGGTAACAATGAAGCTATTCGGAAAACCTAATACAAAAATAGTTAAACCAGTAGAGGGTGAGACTTCTACAATCAAAAGTTCTTACTATTCAGATTATACTGATTTAATGAATGGCTACAATCCAGATAGTTTAGTCACCCGAAAAGGGCTAGAGATATTTGATGATATGAGCAGAGATGAACAGGTTAAGGCTGCACTAAATACAAAGATATATGCGATACTCTCTACAGGATGGGATATTCATTCACCTAACCCTAAATACGAAAAGCAAGCAGAGTTTGCAAAAAGATCACTTACCGATTGGCTAGAAGGTAGCTTTTCAGATACGCTAATTGAAATGATGTCATTCTTAAAATATGGCTTTTTAGTTGCTGAAAAAAACTGGAAATTTGAAGATGGAAAGATAATGCTTAAAAACATTAAAGTAAGAGCACCTCATACATTTGAATTTCACCCAGACGATTACGGTAACATACCGCAGGACACTGGTCTTAGACAACATCAAGACGGTTTAGGATTAGTTGAGTTACCATTAGATAAGTTTATTACCTATTCATACCGAGAAGAGTTTTCTAATAAGTTTGGTAAATCAGATTTAACAGAAGCGTATAGACCTTGGTTTATTAAAGATCAATTAGTTAAATTAGAAGCTATGTATTTAGAGAAGTATGCTTCACCACCAATTATAGCTAAATATAAAAATATGAATAAAACCCAGCGTGGCGCATTAATGAAAGTAATGCAGTCAATGAGAAGTAATTCAGTAGCGGTTATTCCAGAAGATGTTGATGTTCAATTTGTTAATGTAATAAATACGGGGGGCATACATTTTAGGAATGCCATAAAAGCACAAGACGATGCTATCTCTAAATCTATTCTAATGCCTAATCAGCTCGGCTTTAACGATACAGGAGCGGTAGGAAGCAACGCCAAGGCACAAACACAGTTTGATGTTTTTGTATGGGTAATAGAGGCAATCAGACGAGCTATGGAAGAATCTATTATCAATGAGCAATTAATAAAACCATTAATGTATTATAACTTTGGCGAGCAAGAAGAATATCCATTGTTTAAATTTAATCCACTTACCGAGAAGGATAAAGAAGGATTATATAAAGTATGGTTTGAAGCCGTTAAAAATCAAGTGGTTAAACCTACAGAGGCAGATGAAACTCAAATAAGAAAAGAGTTAGAAATGCCAGAGCGTGACGAAAACAGTATATTAATGACACCAGAAGTAGAGGAAGATGAAACCGAGTTAGACGAAAACGGACAGCCTATTGTTAAATTAGATCAAGACGGCAATCCAATTATTAAGCCTAAATTAGATAAAGATGGTAAGCCTATTGAGGGCAAACAAGATGGTACTGGTAAAGACGGTAAACCTAAAGACGGCAAACCGTTAGATGGTACTAAGGCAGGTGATGGTAAAGGTAATGCTAATCCTGAAGATGATAAAAAAGCATTTGAAAAATCAGGCTATCTTATCACTAAGAATATGGAGCGAGTGGACTTCGCACAGGTCAATACAATTAAGCTAACTGCAGAAGAACAGTTGGTTGTTGACTTAGAAAATATCATAGCCAATATAGGAACAGAAGCTATTGATCGTATAGAGAATAAAAAGATCATTACTAAAAAACGCTTTGATGAAATCGATAAGTTTAAATTAAAGTATGTTGGTGATTTAAAGATAGCATTTAAGAAGATGTCTAAAGGTGTTTACCAGAAGGGTATTATCGAATGGAAAAAAGAGCAATCGAAAAAGTCATTAGCAAAAGATACCAGTGAGATATTGCCAGATGAATATTTAGAGTGGTTAAACTCAAAGGCATTTATGGAATCAGGTAAAATCTCTGACGCTTATTTAACCCAAATAAAGCAACAGCTTATTTTCGGTATTGAAAATGGTTGGAGCGAAAAAAAGATAATCAGTAACTTAAATCAAATGTTTAATACTGCTATGGTGGCTGGTGCTACAGTCAAACCTGTATTTACCGCCTCTCAATTACAGTTGATTGCCAGAATGAATATTAGTGCCTCTTTCAGTAAGGGCAGATACATTCAGGCTTTAGCATTAGGTAAGCTAACTAAAGAGCCAGTATATCAGTTATTCAGTGAAGTGCTTGAAGGTGGTGATACTGTAAGCCATCCTTGGAGCCAGTTCATTCACGGTAAGTATGTTCTTATGGGTACAGCTCTGGCGCAGAGCCTACAATATCCAATGCATTATAATGATCGTGGTATTGCTATCACAGTCGATAGTTCATATGCAGAGATACCTAAAGATCAAGTATTAACTGAAATGCCAAACCTAGCATCATATTCTGGTTTGACTATAGGATAGTAATTACATATAAATCGGTAAACATATTTATATTTACCTAAAATTAAAAGAAGGAGATCATTATGGCGGATACTAAACAAGAAGAATTTAAAAAGGAAGCAATGCTAAACTTTGAAGATTTATTTAAGGATTGCCAAGAAATGGATTCTGTTAAGTTTGAAGATAAGTATGGTATTGATAAATGGCAAGGTAAACAGATTCTTGATTCTCTTTGGTTAAAAAAATTAGATACATTTGGCAAAGAGTTTAAAGTGTATGCCGATATGGTAAAGACTGATTTTGCTAAAAAGGTAAAAGAAGTAGAGATTTTTGAAGTAGGATTCCATAATGGAATGAACTTTACAGAAGCGGACATTGATAAAATGATCGAATCAACTAATAAGATGATGAAGGATCAAAACTTACAGATACCGATCAAACTTGGTCATTCCGATGAACAGAAAGTAGCTAAAGAGTTATTTCAGGAAGACAAAGGCGGTATGCCAGCACTCGGTTGGGTTAAAAACCTAAAGAAAGTTGGTAAAAAAATAGTAGCAGATTTAACTGACATTCCAGACAAATTATATAATATGTTGGAAGAGAAGTTATATGCAACAAGGTCGATAGAGTTATGGGAAGGATTTGTGAATAATAAAGGAGATAATGTAGGTAGCGTGATTACTGGATTAGCCCTGCTTGGGGCTGTAACACCTGCGATTACGAATCTCGCTAACATATTTAATGCGGAATCAGGGAAGGTTTCGGTATATGAATGTGTTGCAAGTGAAGACGAAAATACGAAAGGAGAAAATAAAATGGCTGATGAAATTAAAAAAGAACCAGTAGCTAATGCAGAAGTTAAAACTGAAGAAGTTAAAACAGAACCAGTGAAAACTGAAGAAGTTAAAACCGAAGAAGTTAAAACTGAAATGTCAAAGGCAGTAGGTTACGATATGAAACAGTTCGCTAATGAAGGAGAGGTAAGTCAAAGACTTATGTCTTTAAAAGAAGAAGCGGATAAAGGCGCAGATGCTATTAAGCAATTGGCAGAATTCAAAAAGAGCGAAAAGAAAGTTAAAGTAGATTCTTTACTAGAAGGATTAGGTACTTCTGGAAATGTCCTACCTTTTCAAGCTGAGTTGATTAAACCGATTCTTATGGAAATGCAAGATAAAGAGGTTCAATACTTTGATAAAGACCTTGAAGTTACTAAGAAAGAAGGGTCGTTTGATCTATTCACTAAGTTCCTGAAATCTTTACCAAATCAAATTGGATTGAAAGAATCATCTAAACTCTATGCTAAAAATACAGTAGAGACTCTTGATGACGTTGCTAAGAAAATAATGTTCGATAAAAAATGTGATTATGATGTTGCAGTTAAAGAGGCTCTAAGAACTAGACCTGAATTAGCTGAAACTGATTCTATCGCTCAAAAGAAAGGAGTTTTATAATGGCTATACAAAATAGTAATAGGGATTTGAAAACGTATGCTGTAGCAGGAGCTACAGGTACAAGTAATGTAATTGGTTACATTAGCGGTGCAAACCAAATTGGCAGAGCAACTGGTTCTGGTACAATTTTTGCAGGTGTTATTGAGAATGCACCAGAGAGTTCAAGTGATGTAGCAAGTGTTTGTACTTTAGGTATTACTAAAGTCCACGCTGGTACAGGAGCCATTGCCGTTGGTAATGTTCTAACTTCTGATAGTAGAGGTTACGCAATCGCAGTTACAGGTGCAGAATATGCAATCGGTACTGCAGAGGAAGCATCCACCGTCGATGGACAGCTTATTGAGATCAAAGTTATACCAACCGTAACAGGTTCGTAAAAAATAGAAAGGAGAAATAACGATGGCTACACAAAATGATATTAGAGTTAGTAAAAGTTTATCTAACTATTCTGTAGGATATAGCAATGTAAATTATATTGCTGAGACTGTCCTTCCAAGAGTAAAAGAAACAAGAAGCAATCCTTTCGCATACGCTTGGGATAGAGATAATTTCTTGCTTCAAGATGATTTAAGAGCACCTGGAAATAAGGCAAATGAGGCTACTTATGGTATATCCAAAGGTACTGCATTTGTTCTTAAAGAACACGCTTTGAAATCTAAGATTCCTATAGAGGATTTACAGGCAGCTAATGATGCAGATTCTAAATGGGATTTAAAGAAAGATCACGTTAAGATGATTAACGATTCTATAATGTTAAGACACGAATACGACGTTGCTAGTTTACTTTTCAACACAGCTACATTTGCTGGTTACACCGCTGCTCTAAGTGGTAATGACCAATGGAATGTATATGGAACATCTGACCCAGTTAAAAAGGTTCAAGATGCAGTTGAAGCGGTAAGACAACAAATCGGTATCGATGCTAACACTGTAACAATCGGAAAATCAGTTTTTCGTGCATTGCAAAATCATCCTGATATTTTAGACCGTATTAAATATACTGGTACTAACGCTAAACCAGCAGACGTAACAGCACAAGCATTGGCTTCAATATTTAATATCGATAAAGTATTAATCGGTGGTAGTGTTTTCAATTCAAGCCCACAAGATGTAGCTGCATCTATGAGTGATGTTTGGGGTAAATACTGTTTAGTATCTTACATTAACCCAACACCTTCACCTATGAGTCCTTCTCTTGGTTATAACTATTATGACCCTAGAGCTGAACAAGTTCGTGAATGGTATAATGATGAAGAAAAGTCTTGGTATGTAGAAGCTAGTAAGAAGTTTATTCCGAAAGTTAATTCTACAATATCTGCTTATTTGTACTCAACAGCTATTGCGTAATTAAAACTTCTGCCTCTCTTAATTGAGGGGCAGAGGATTAAATGAAAGGAGATTAAAATGGGATTAGATAAAAATAGAAGAAATTTTTCACCTGCAAATTCAGCAAGCGATACTCAAAATGTAACTATTGGAGCTGGTACCGCAGATCAAACAATTAGTTTTTGGTCAGCGCCAACAAAATGTGTTATAGATAGTTTTAGTATTGTTTCAAATGCAAGCTCAACCGCACAGGTTACAGCTAACCATATGAATTTTCAGTTTATTAATAATACCCAATCAGAGAATTTACTTGCTACTGCTCATTCTTTAGTAGGTGATGATTTAACCTCTGGTGTAACTAAGAAGATCACTCCTGACCAGAATTCTATTGTTGCTGAGAACGATGTTATTCAGTTCAATAATAGTAATACAGGCACAGGTGGGGTAACTCAGTTTAGTGGCGTTGTTAGTGTAGCTGTTAGATTCAGACCAGCATAAGCAAAGGAGATAAAGAAATGAAGTATTTATTATTAACGGATATTCACAATAACGGCAAGGTCTTAGAGGCTGGCGATATTAGCGAATTAAAAGGTATCAATAATGTAAAACAATTACTGGAAGCAAAAGTAGTTGTTCCTTATACTAAACAGGAAGTAGTTAAACAGGCTCTAAAAGAGATCGAAACTGGTACTGTTAAAGTTGATAAGATTATTGATAAAACCAAAGAGATTGTTGAATCTAAAGCGGATGCAAAAGAAAAAGCAGAAGATATTGGTATAGATGTATCAGGAAATACCAAAGAACCTGTTGAAGTAAGAAAGTCCACCAGAGGCAATAAATAGGAGTTCATAATGACAGTATCGATAGGTAATGTTGGAGTAGCTACAGGGACAGGGAATGTTAATATATTAGTATTACCAGCCGATGAAGATCGGAAATATGCTCGTATAACAAACCTTCAAGCAGTACCTACTTTTTTATCTATCGGTACTTCTGCATTAATCAATAATGGTATTCTTTTAAATACCATAGGCGATTATTACGAGATCAATGTTAATAAATTCAATACCACTTTTGTAAGAGCAAGCGGAACAGGTAATAGTGTTTTGTTAGCATATCAGGCATACTAATGAGTAAAATATTTGATTTTAACTTTGATGTAGCAAGAGGAAATATAGATGGTATTACAGTTATGCATAAGTTCGGCCTTATACCTTCAATATCTTCTGGTTCTGCTGATATATGGATGGTTGGTGGATTTGATATTTTGCTAGTAGATGCATAAAACTAAAACAGGAGAATTAAATGCAAACTATAGCGGTATTAGCAAAGGAAGTATTTATAATTGTAAGTTGTTTGGCATTAATGACAGGACTTATTTATTGGGCATTAAAAGCAAAGATAAAAGAAGATGTTTTGGATAAATATTGTGTAAAAACAGATTGTAATAAAAAACACGAAGCACTAGAAAAAGACATGCTTGAATCAAAAAACGACTTCAAAACAGAATTTCACGAATTAAAGATTACTGTAAACGAAATAAGAAAGATGTTGTTTGACTTCATAAGCAAAAAATAGTAATATATTTTCATATACAGAAATAAAGGATAGTGTATTGGAAGTAAAAATACCCAAAAGATCAAAACCAGTTAATATAATATTATGTATTCCGGGGAACAAATTCTCAGGAAAATTCATTCAAAGTTATTCAGCTTTACTAATTCATTGCATGACCCACGGGATAAACCTAGACATTCAACAGATGTTCTCGTCTAACGTATATCATACTAGAGAATGCATGGTAGCAATGACAGTTTTAACTGATACTAAAAACATTGCTCCTTTTGGTGGTAAGCATTATGATTTTTCATTATGGATTGATTCTGATCAAGTTTTTACTGCAGAACATTTAGAATTGCTTTTAGCTAGAATGAATGACCCGAAAATAGATGTTATTGGAGCGGCAATAAAAGTACATTCTGGTAATGAATATGCTTTTGGCTGGTTCGATGAAAAACTATTAGAGGGAAAAAATGAATTAAAAAGAATGACTGTTACGCAAATGGAATGCAAACAAAAACCAATTGAAGTTGATTATTTAGGATTGGCGTTTACATTAGTACGCAAAGGAGTATTTGAAAAGATTAAATTCCCATGGTTTCAAGGACTACCGTACAATGCGATACCAGCTTGTAAAAACAAAGAAGGAATGATGGGCGAGGACTTGAGTTGGTGTTGGAGAGAAAGTCAGGCAGGGGTTAAGTTTTATATTGATCCTCTTTGTCAGGTAGGCCACGAAAAGGAAACAGTATTATGAGAGAAATAATAAAACATTTTGGTGAAGGCGTTCAAATAGAAAAGGCTAAAGAGGAATTAAATGAACTTATAGAGGCTTTAAACAACAAGCAACCAGATAATGTTTTAGATGAAGTTGCGGATTGCATAATAATGATTAAACAGATTCAAATTATGTATAATTTTTCTAACGAACAGATAGACGAAAGAATAGATTTTAAAATAAACAGGACAAGAGAAAGAATGCTTGATGAAGCAAAAAACGGGAAAATAGTTGAAGTAAAAGGAGAACAATAATGACAAAACAAAGCAAAGGTAAAATAATACTGCATACTACGGCATGGGGTCGTTATCGAGAAATGTATGAAAAATATACTAAACCGTCTATTCAAGCAGATATTGAAATGCTTAAAGACGATGGTTACGAATGTCTTTATTCTCAAGGTGGTTTTGAATTAGATAAAACCCCAGAAGAATTTGACAAAAGAAGGGCTTGGAATAAAGAGTCAGCAGTTCTTTTACAACATTTAAGACAAACAATTCAAACGTGTATCGATGAAGATGCAATTATGGTGCTTGTAATGCCTGATACTATATGGGGAAAGGGCAGTATATATAATTCTATAAAATGTATGGAGGGTAAAAATATAAATATTGCAATCCCTCATTTAAGAGCCGTACCATTGGAAAAGTGGCAAAACAAAACACCTACTTGTAGAGAATTGGTTGAGTATTGTTTTGAGAGTCCTCACGATTCATTTATTAAATCTTTTGATAATGTTGATAAAAATTCATCTTGGGCAGGTATTTCTGCAAGAAAATTAACAGATAAAATCTACACTTTAAATCATAGTCTACAAACGACTTATATCTGCAAATTCACGCCACTTGATTTACGTTTTTGGGAATATAATATGGACTTTGGTAATTATGATAGAGCTTGGTTAGCAATGTTAATGAGAGACGAACGATTAAAAGTTATTGGTAGTTCTGATTTAGCATTTTGTGTTGAACTTACAGATGCAGACCAAAACGTACCACCTGTTCAAAAAGGTATGCTTAATAACGACAAGTATTGGGAAGAACAAGATCATAATAAAATATTTAAAATGTACCAATATGCACTAATGAGGTAAATTATGGAAATAATTGAACCAAATAATTTAAAAAGTCGATACGCTGAAAGAAAAGATATTGAACGTATTATTGAAGATGCAAAAGAAATGAAAGCATTATGCAAACAGTCTATTGGGAAGAAAACAGGAGCGCAAGCGATTGCTCATTGCCAAGTAACCGATAATGACCCATTGAGGTTTTTTGTTACTAAAATTGGAGACATTTGTATCAATCCTAAGATAACAAAGAGACATGACTTACCTATAAGAAGATTAGAGGGTTGTATGAGTTATTCTAATTTAGACGATATTACAGTAAAAAGGAATGAGGACATTTCTATTTCGTATGGAGTGATTGAAGATAATAATATAAAAATATGTATTGATAGGATAAAAGATCAGTCGGCAAGAATATTTCAACACGAAATAGATCATTTTGAAGGAATTAATATTTATGGTAGATAATCCTAAAATAGTAGAGGAAATAAAAAACACCGTTGAGCCTTACTTAAAAGAAAAAACAACGTTCGAGCGTAAGGGTTCAAAAAAAGTATTCAAAAGTTTTGCAGAAGTAAAGGAGTACCTAAGTGGAACAGATGAAAAATAAAGATAAAATATGTATTATATTGCCAACTCGGCAAAGACCAGAAGGATTTGAAAGAGCCTTAAAAAGTTATTTCGATACTACCGCAGGCGTGTCTGACATATATCTTGCTTTTCAAAATCCACAGGAAGAATTTTTACAAGAGAATCTAAATATAGCAAGAAAGTACGGTCTTACGGAACGCCTATGGTTGCTAGGTGATATAGGGTTTATAAATAAGATTAATTATATGGTTGATAAATATAATGATTACGGTGCTTATATGATATTAAACGATGATCAAATAATTCAAACAAAAGACTTTGATAAAATCCTTTTAGATAAAATTGACGAGAAGGAAAAAGAAAGCGGACACAGGGCTTGGATATTACATTGGAAAGACGGCTTACAAGATGCAAAATTATGTCAATCTTTTGCAACTAGAGCATGGCTTGATATAGTTGGTTCGTATTATCCAAGAGGATATATGAGGCATTTATATTCAGATAATATGTATCACTTTTTAGGTAGTCAATGTGAAATATTAAACTATATGCCCAATGTTTATATAGAACACTTACATTTTGTTAATAAAAAGGCTAACATGGATTCAAGTTATCAAGCAACAAACTCGCAAGAGGCATACGACAGAGATAACGAAGCCTTTGGACGATGGCTTAAAGAACACGGTATGGAAACAGTTGATAAAATACTAGCAGTTACCGAAAAGGACGAGAAAGAGAAAAAACGCAAAAGAGGTAATGCAGAAAAGGAATTGGAGAGTCTTTTTAATCCTCCAAAAGAAGAAGTTGCCTCGTCAGCGGATGCGAGGATTAAAGACAACGCAGGTGAAAGTTAATATTGTCGGTTTAAGGGTGACAACCTAAAATATATTAATCTTCTATATATTGACCATTAATGATTAACCTGCAGTCCGATAATTACACTTTTTAATAAAACAATATGATTATTTACCTATAAATATGGCACTAATAAATATATCAAAAGATTATAATTTTAACTATACTCAGGATTATTCATATAATGACGACCAGATACAGATTGACGCAGGCAAAGCAAAACTATTTGGAACATATTCATTAAATCCTTACTTATCAGCAAACGAATCACTAATTGCAACCGCTTTAACCACTTTCACAGAAACAAGTACACTCGGCACAGGTTGTTTAATTAAGTATGTTTTAAGTGTAGACAATCAAGCAAAATATCACGATGGAACGTCTTGGGTAAATAGTACAGGTGTATATGCACAAAGTAATCTTGCGACTGAATTGAACAGCAACGTCGCCTCGCTAACGGCAGGCAGAAAACGTGTATCATTAAACAAAGTATTTCTCCATTCTATAGGAACAGGAACACTTGAATTAGATAACTTAAATATTTCTTATTCGTTTAGTGGATATTGTCAACCGCAAGACATTCGAGGTGCATTAATAAATGTTCCTAATAACAATGTAAAAGACGAGCAATTGGCAACTTATATTGAATTAGCAGATAACGAGATAGATAGTTATATAGGACAACAATATACCCTTCCGGTAACTGATTCGGATACTCTTGGCATATTGAGAGGGTTTAGTATAAACCATGCGGCATATAATGTTTATGGATATATTGCGGCAAGAGAAGATAATGGGGTATCTAAATTTGCTACAGCAAAATATAACCAATTAATTAAAAAACTAGAACAAATAGGTAACGGAACACTTAAATTAATAAAACAAGATGATCTTACGCAATACTCTAATTCAACAGAAGGGTATAGTCCTACTTTTAATATGCTTGGAGCGGAGAATTGGAATGTTGATGCTGACTTATTATCTGATACTTCCGACGGTTCGTTTTTAGGGTAATGGCTAATATAAGTTTCATTATTGACAGCAGACAGATAAAATCCTGGGAAAAATCGTTAAAGCAAAATGTAGGCAGAATGTCTGAATATACCTCAAGAGCATCTAATTTAATGCACCAAGACATTATAAAACACTTTGATCAAGATAAAAAAGGTAGTACTGGTTCACCTTGGGCAAAAACAAAAAAGGCGCACAAGTCAGGGGATACCCTTATCAGAACAGGCACGTTAAGAGGTAGTTTTTTTGAACGATATACTGAAACCTATGCCGAGGTTGGTACACAGGTTGAATATGCGGCAGTTCATAATTTCGGCTACAGAAAGAAAAATATCCCTCAACGTGAATTTTTATGGATTAGTACAATGGCAGAGAATCAAATAACGAGAGTTTTCGCAGAAATCGTTCCAAAATAATTACAAACAAAAATTAAATTATTTAATATTTACCTATAATTAATGGGAATCGAACAAGAAATATTTAGTACCGTAAAAACCGCTCTTGAAGACAATTCTGTATTAAAGAATTATGTAAAGGACGTTTACGATGGTATTAGAGGTTTTGAAGATGAATTTGTTCCCGATACTGTTAAGAACTATATTGTTCTCGAACCTTTAAGTGCATCTGAGACCTTCCCCAATGACAGGAGCACCTTAGTGGATTCAGGAATACAAAAAGTTTTAACAATGAAGATTGGAATTATCGGAGTAATAACTGCAATGAAGAACGATAAGTTTTCATTTGTAACCGATAATGGTAAGGACAAGGGAATCCTCGGTCTTGACGAGGATATTAAGAACGCTCTTGATGATAGTACTGCTGTCCAAGAGATAACAGACGGTAAGATTGAATTAACTACGCAAAGTTTCATTTTTGAAACCTTCCCAAAGCGTAAAGTGCTTCAAGAACTTACGATAACAAGAACCTTTGAGAAAGGAGATAGATAAATGGGTAAATATGATAACGATGAAGTTAAAGAAGAAGAAATTATATCTACTGATAAGACTTTAAAATCTAAAAAAAGTATCTATGACGGGAACAATGGAGAATCTATTACCGTTTACGAAAAAGGTACTAAAATATCTGAAATGAAAGTTGAGCATCAAAAATTAGTAGGAATAAACGACTAAAGAAAGGAGTAAGAAATGGCTGAAGGAAAAGTATTTGGAATTTATGGAATTAAAGCATTTGCGTTGGTTAATCGATCAACGGGAATCCCTTATGGTCGTTATAGAGTTTTAGGTGGTGGAGAAGTTACGATGTCTGCAGATAAGGTTAATCTTATGGGTGGAGCGCAACGTTTTTCTTGGGCTACTGAATGGGGAGTTTATGACTCAGAAATTTCTATGACCGTAAGAGAATATCCTGAATTTGGATTCAAAATGTTACTACAAGGTTCTTCTGTAATTAATAGTGCAGAAACAACTGGTAGCGTTGGAACAATCTCAAATAAAAGCGGAACAGCAATCGCAACAGGAACAACTGGCATAACGGTTGCTATGACTGCGGCAAGTCAGGATAGTTTGAAAACTGGTAAATATACTATTGAGGCAGTAGGAACTGGCACAGT